ACACGACAAAGAAGTGTTGAGCGGCGAATTTTACAACACACCTATCAATGTAGGTAAGCGCATCAAAAAGCATATGATTCGCATGGTGAAGCCAAAGGCTTATGATCAGTACTTGGTTATAGTTGGCAACTGGGACTTTGCCTATTCTGATGCTGCTTGCTACAAGGCAATGGCTACGCTTGGGATACAAGGGATGCATATGACTGTTCTTGATGTTTTTTGCCGGCAAACTGCCGATATCGATACGGCTCTGGACTATCATTATACCCAGGCTAAAAAAACAGTAAAACTAAATAGCTCAATGCTGTTTTATTACGATGCCTCAGTTGCTCAGGAAGCAATATACGAACCAGTGTTATACAGGGCAGCCAAAAAGCATAAATCGTACAATGTGCCTATCCCGCAAAAAAGCACGGTGGATAAGTTCATCAAAATTGATACAACGCTGGTGAGTGTTTTGATAACCGGACTACTCGATTTTTCAGAGGAATTACTTGAGAATCCGGATTGGGAGGAAGCAAAGGCTCAAATGTTGAACTTTGAAAAAGGAGGAAAATACCCGGTTGACTTCCCGGATGCACTTACAGATGCTATCATCAAGGCACAGGAGTATTTAATTGATGCCACAAATGATGATGAAAGCAATAAACCGGTGATTGGCAAACGTAAACTTAAAGGCTATTAAATTTCACTTTAAATCTAAATGAAATGGCATTTTTAACCAAAGATGAATTAAAAACAGTAAGCGACCTTGAGATCGTTGATATTATTATCAATCTTGACGACACCATCGTTGCTGACATCATTGCTGAAAGCATTGATAAGATGAAGGGCTTTATGAGCCGATTTTACGATACCGACAGCATTTTTGATCAACAGGGCGATGATCGTAAAAAAAGCATTGTAAAACGCCTGAAGGACATCGTAATTTATGAAATTTACGAACGTCACACCCGCAGCACAAACGATGTGGCAGCCCGCCGTTATGCCGAGGCTATGGACTGGCTCGAAAAGGTTTATACCGGAGAACTGGGCGACCGTACCCTACCACCAAAACCTCCTGTTGAAACTGATGGCGAAGGAACTACCGGCGACATCAGATTTGGAGGAAACACTAAATATAATTCAGCTTATTAAATTTCTACCCCCATGAAAAAAAGACGTCAATATCCTTTGCAGCTGGCAGCCAACAATCAGGGCATCCGAAAAGGCAAGCAGCCGCCAATTACAGATACAAGAGGAACCGATAAACTCGAAATCGACTATTTCCATTTGTATGAGTCGTTATACCGGAAGGAAGTAACCGATTGGCAAAATGCACGATTAACCAGGTACGATCCCTTCAACCCGGTCACTTATCCCATTCAACAGCTCTACAAAGATGCCATGCTCGACCATCACCTGCGCGGAGCCATCGAAAGCAGGATATTGCGCATCATCAACAAAGAATTTGTGTTTAAAGATAAAAGCGGCCAGCGCGATGATGAAAGATCAGCCTGGGTACAAAAACGCTGGTTCAGGCAATTGATCCGTAAAGCTATCGAAAGTAAGTTTTTTGGCTATTCAATGGTGTTCATTCAGGATTACAGCCCGGGTAACATCAGCGGATTCATCAACATCAACCGCGAAAATGTGATTCCTGAAAAGTATCTGCTACTTAAAGATGCTTATCAGCCAATGGGCGAATCAATTGATTACAGATTGTTTAGCAATAACTTGATTTATATCCAGCTCAACGAGGATGCAATTGGCATACTCGAGCGTATTGCACCCATGACAATTTTTAAACGCCACTCCTGGGCCAGCTGGGACGAGTTTGAACAAATATTCGGCGTTCCTATTCGTATTGCCCGCACGGCTATCAATACCGATAAGCATAAAAACGAACTGCAATCGTGGCTCGAAACAATGGGAACAGCTGCCTATGCTATTTTCGACAAACAGGTTGACATCGAGATTAAAGAAAATCAAAAAACCGATTCCTTTAAAGTTTTTGCTGAAAAAATCAGCATTATCAACAAAGAAATTTCAAAGGGAATTTTAGGTCAGACAATGACCATGGACGATGGCTCGAGCAAAAGCCAGGCCGATGTTCACCTGGAGATCTATCAGGATTACACCGATGCCGACATTATGGACGTGCAGGACTGGATAAGCGATGATTTTATTCCGGTGATGCGAAATATAGGGTACGACATCCCTGAAGGGCATTATGTGGAGCTGGTCGAAAAAACAGTAGTTAAACCCGAAAACAGGATTAAGATCGACCAGGCATTGATGGCCGGTGGTTGGAATATGACCGCAAAATACATTGAGGATACCTACGATGTAGAGCTGGATCCTGACAACCCCAGGAGCGAAGCAAAACCTGCTGTGGAGCCGTTGGGTTTTTTCGGATAAGCCCCTTGAGCCCGGGGGCGTTTGAAATTGACTTTGACCAAATCTATTTTGCAGGCGATTTAAACAACCGAAGGCTCACTATTAACGATTACCCCAGCCTGCAGCTGATTAGCCGCACAGAAGCCCTTAACCAGGCTGTGGAGGCTGTTTATAAGGGCGACAACTCCGAACTGATACCTGCCTTGTTCGAAACCTACAACAGCAATTTGCATAAAGCTGTCAGTGGCGTGGATCCGGAGGCGGCTAAGCTGTTAAAAAACAACCTCACACGCATGGCTGCAGCTAAAGCTAATTACACCGCTCAGTTGCTACAACGTGCCAGGGCTGATAAAAATGGTGTGATCCGTCCTAAAGCAGTGTATCAAAAAGAAGCCAAAAAGATCATCAGCCGTGCCAACACTACCCAGGCTGCCGAATACAATGCTGCTGTGCATCGCACGCGGATCTACAAGCAGATGAATCGTTTCCAGGAAACAAAACGACTGTTCCCAAATATCGAGTGGCTGCGTACCCGCTCAGCTTCGCCACGTGAGGTTCATTTAGCTTATGTGGGGCGCGTTTGGCCAATGGACGACCCTTTCCTTCAAACTAATCATCCGGGCTGTGTGTGGGGCTGCAAATGCGATTGGAAAAACACCGATAAGCCTGCAACTGATAACCAGGACCTGAAACCGGTTCCGGCTTCGCCAGGGCTCGAAGGCAACCCGGCAACAACCAATGAGATTTTTACGGATAAACATCCTTACTTTAAGCGTGTTGATAAGCATATACCTGACTTGGGTGTGCTGCATAATAGTGACGATATTGCTTACTTAAATAAAGAGACGAATGGCATTAAATACCAACTTCACTTTAATGCTCAGAAAGAGTTTAATGAAATCAATGTACGCTATTTACCTCTGATAAACAGGGCGGGATTTAAAAATATTAAGTTTTTACCACAAATCGACAGGAAAGAAACAGTGCTGAGGGAACGTTATTTTGGTCAAAAAATAATAAGCTCATCCAAATGCCCCGACACTTTATGCGATGGATTGTTTGTAGAATTAAAAGCTGTAAAAAACTCTGGCAGAAAAACAAGAAGAAATATCATTAACGAGATTGGTGATGCTGCAAAAAAATCTGATGTAGTAATTCTTATATCGGAAAAAGAGTTGGATTTTAATCAAATTGCAGAAACGCAATTTAAAATACATCCAAATTTACAAAGAATTGTTATTTTTTTTAATGACAAGATGTTTGACTTCTTGCCATAAAATACGAATGGCAAACACAACCGGAGTTATATTTGCCATAAGGCGTCCACGCGCGCAACGCAGACACCACAAAAGTAATACATTTTTAAACTTTGTCAAGTTTTTAATTATGGACGGACAAGAATTTGCAAACCACCTGCTGAACCTATCAACCGAGGTTGAAAACTTTATCAATAACGACAGCCCCGAAATAATGGGAAAAGAAGCCCGCGACCACTTTAAAGAGAGCTTCCAGGACGAGGGCTTCACGGATGCGGCTTTTGAAAAATGGGACGAAGTGAAACGCCGCCTGAACCCTAAAACCAAAGGCGCAAAAGCAAGCCGCAAAATACTCACCGGCGACACCGGCGACCTGGGCATGAGCATCGATTACAAAAATGCCGCCAATGGACAGGTTACCATACACAGCGACAAGGCCTATGCCGATGCCCACAATAGCGGAACCAGCACCGCCGGGCGCAGCCGCAACGTAAGCATACCCAAACGCCAGTTTATTGGCGACTCCGAAGTGCTGAACCAAAAAATAACCAAAAAACTGGCCGAAGGCCTGGATAATACCATAAAAAAAGCCCCCTGAAAACAGGAGGCTGGTTTGCAAATTAGTTTGCACCAAACGCCATTTTGTTTGCGTATTAGGCAAACTTATTCATTTTCCATTATCTCAATCACGTTGCCATTTAAATCAACTTTTGCTTTAACATACCCGGCAACCTTGCCTCCAAACGCATTGTTTCCTCTGTATTTAGTTAGCACTACCAAGTGATCATTCATGTCCCAGTAGTTAGTTGAAATATGCTCATAGCTACTCGGATCGTTCATGTTTTGTTTTATCAACTTGGTTAGGTTGATATGCGACCCATTCCATGCACTAAATTGAGCTTCTACCTTATCAAATCTCTCTTGTTTCGATTTTGCCAGATAATTACTTGCACTATTACGTCCAAAAGCAGCATATTCAATTATTTGAGTTGACCTGTTTACTAAAAATGAAGCATTTGCAGTATCTATATAGGTAATCAAATATTTGATATCAGACTCATCTATAGTAGCTGCTTCACCCAATGTATCTAACATGGACTGAGAAAACTCTTGACCAATTAGTGATTTTAAATTTTGACGGCCTATGTTCATAGGATCTCTTGGGTTTGCAGTGTCATTTTCCATTGTAGATTCAATAATGACACCAAGTATCATGAACACTAAAACAATCACAACAATTGGCAAACACCCAAATTTGAAAATCTTTTTGTTGATTTTTCTTCTTTTCATCATTGCCTCTTCGCTGATGTTTTTACCACCAACCCAGGCTTCTTTAGTTGAATTTTTCATAAGTACTTAATTTTTTATTGTTTACAAAACTATGAAAAAGCCTTGCCTGTTACAAGGCTTTTTTTTAAATAGGCTGCACCCTTAGCGCAGCACCTTCATTTTTGAATCTTTGAATCTTGAATCTTGAATCTTCGAATTGCTACTTGTTTCCTCAGCAGCCTTAAGCAGTGCCAGGTAGGCCTCGTTATTGGTTAGCATGGCGTGCAATAGCAGCTTATGCCCCTCGGCTATCTTTTTCATGGCGGCCAGCTCGGCCTGTTTGCTTTGGTTGCTCATGAACGGCCTCCTTCCTGTAATAGGATAGGTGCACCAAAATCCAATGGAAGCACGGGCTGCATCTCTTTAATTGTTTTGCGGTGGTTATCCAGGCTTTTATACATGGCCATCATATTGGCCATTTCTTCGGTGCAATACCATATTTTATCCATCTTAATAAAATGGTTTGGATAACGATGACGGCGGTAGTATAAACTTCCGCTGGAGCTATAACCAAGTTTTAACGACAGGCGCAAAAAAGGATACAACCTGCGCCCGTTTATCTCGCTACTTTTTACTCCTTTGGGTAATAAACGGCCTGTTTTGTAGGCATCCCGCATTTCGTTCTCTACGGCTATAAAATAACGCCGCACACGGCGGCCTACCTCGTTGCGCTCTATCATGGCCAACTCCTTAGCCATGTCGAGGGTGAGGTGATAGTCGTTTGGCTTTCTACCACCCAAGAAAGAGGTTTTTCCCAAAATTGGGTAAAAGTCTTTCCCTTCCTCAAATCCAAATTCTTCAATCCTTCGGGTTATCCAGGTTGCAAATTTTGATGAAACATGTAACTGTTGATGCAAAAGTCTTGCATCAATTAAAAGGTTGTCGCCGTTACGCGCAATAACCAGTTCATTTAATTTAGTCATTTTGTAGATATTTATGACATGCAGGCTAATAAAAAACGGCAGCCCACTTCCCGTTGTCAAAGTCCTCTACAGGGCTTGAACCGGCCATTATAACCGATTCACGGGGTTAGGCTGCCGTATATCGCAGGGGGCATAAAAAAATGCCCTACAAACGGTGTGCGGGCAGCTTTACTACCCTGTAGAAACTTTGACACCGCAATGATACGAAATAATTAACCATGTTGTCAAGGTTTTTTTTAAAAACCGGCAGGCAGTGTAGTGCTGCCCGTCCGGTTTATCCTACATTTGTGGTGCTAACCTTTAAAAAATGTAAGTAAAATGGAAAAAGAACTTTTTTTGCAGCTGCTTGCACAGCAGATCGTAATTTTAAGACGCCTCGAAAAGCTCGAACACGAAGTACGTGGAGGTATGCGTAGCGCACCAATCCAGTCATACGTTGACGAGCTAAACAAAGAAGCTGCTAAAATCATCCATCAAATCCGGGTTTGATAGTTGTTGTAAACTTTGCACCGCCAATGCTCGGGCAGGTACATCATTTTTTTAAACACCGGCACACCAAAAATCCGGTATAACACCTGTGTGCCTGTTACTTCTCTAACAAATTTTCCATTTTCGGTTCTTTCATCAAAAATGGGAGTGGTTTTTTTTGTGATCATTTTTTTTAAAATTTATTAAGGTTTATATTAAAAAAAAACAGCCTGATAACAGCCGTGTATATGCCACTTGGGGCGGCACATACACGGGCGTTAGGCAACATTAAGCAAATCCCATAAATCAGATGCAGTTTTTAACTCAAAGTCTTTATTATGTATTTTAACACAGCCTTTCGTGTATTTTAAACCAAAATCAAGTTCCCACATATAATATTCAATCCAACTGTGTTTATGATTATCATTCATTGCTAATTGCAATATTTTGACTAATTGATTTTGCAACCAATGATTATCATAATTTGAAACATAGTCGTTAGGTAGAATAACTCTAAAGGCTTCACTACATTTAAAATCGTGCCTATGTTGTTTTTCAATTTCATCAATGGTTTCAATAAATAAATCCTTTGAAAAAATAACGTTGCATAACATTGTATATACGTCAGTTGCGGGTTGGTGCTTATTCGATACTTTTTCCATTCTATTAAGTTTTATTTTAAATTGATACGTCCGTGCTTTTAATCGCAACCGAACGCATATACTTTACCGTTATCAGTCAATTTTCATCTGGTTCGTTTGTAAAACATGATCTGGCATCCTGTGCTTTGTTGCAGCTGTTGCCTGAGGGTTTCGAGCTTGTTTTCATTGATGCGTAGTCTTAGGCGTTTAAATTCACTTTTGTGGCCATTATATTGCCAATAGCCTTTTATTTTAATCATTGATAATAAGGTTCAGTTCCATCAGTTTGTTAAACTCCCTGTCGCGTGCGGCTTTTGTATCAAACTTCCGCAGGGTTTTCCAGTCGGTTTGCCTGGCGTCTTTATACTTTATACGAGGGCTTGGCACGTCTTCTTTACGGATGATCGTAAAGCCCGCACGGCATACTTTAAGTTGGCTTTTTGCGTCCATGGCTAATATGCACTTGAGGTAATTATTGGCCAGTACTCCTCGCCTTCAATGGTAACGGGTTCTGTAGCCAGCAGGCAGGCCACTGAGTTTTTGTCGGGGCCAAATTGATTAACAAACAAACGACCTATATGGGCGTTATTAAATATTGCATTACCGCTTTTGCCACCATCGCGCAGCATAAATCCGCTTAGCTCAGTGGAGTGCATTATAAACCAGTCCTCTGGATTATCCTCATCCTGGGCTATTTCAACATAGTGCCCGTGCGCTAATCCTAAACGCTTAAGTGCGCTGGCAGTAAAGGTGATCATTCCGGCTTTAAAAAACCTGACTGATGCCCTCGTATTGCCTCTGAAACCAGGCAATCGATTTTGTTGATTAAATTTTTTGAGTTTCATGATTGTGATTTTTTTTGTGTGAAAAAAAACAGGCCGGGAGGCTTAGGATTAAAAAAAATGACCAATTTCTCTATTTATCAACGCCCGTCCCGGCCCTGGTTAATTAATTGTAATATTAATATCTGCAGGGGCAGTGCTGCGGCCTCCAAAGTAAGGGAAGCAGCGGAAGCGCGGATACACATGTCTTCCAAACAATGTAGCTCTGTAAAAACCAATCGTTACAGAGTAATTCATTTCGGCCATTACAATTTTGTAAGGCCAATCGTAATTGGTTGAAATTGTGCCCAGCTCAATGATGTGTCTTTTTCCATTTATGTAAGCATAAAAAGCCACACGCACCATTTGATATCCGGCAGGCTGCCACACTATACGCACACTGTTTTTGTGTATGCGTGCTGAGCTTATACCGGTGAGTTTGTTCCATCCTGGCTGGGTTACGTAGGCAGTTCCGCATTCGTGTCCAAATTTAATTTTGCCTCTTATAATGTTAGGCACAAATGGCCACAAGCGGTTCCAGGTGAATTGGGAGAAGTGTTCCCCTTTTTTGATGATGTATTTCATTGATTTTTTTCTTTTGATTTTTGTTTTAGCGATCTCCAAAATGTACGTTCCGAAATAGGATAGATCTTAACCACTACTTTGCGATACACCCACAGCTTGCATCTGTCCTGGCGTCCGGGTTCGTAATGCTCTGCTACAATTTCGCGTATCTTCCTGTTACGGTCGGTTACGTTCTTGTTAATCATTGCTGCTTATTCAAATATTGCATATACTTTAGCTTAAATGCCTTATCAGATTTTGTAAGAGCATCGCTTACACGTGCGGTATCCTTTTTATGCTGCTCGGCTTCCTGAATGCTTCTTTCAGC